CCTGGCAGTGGCGACAGCTAGCCTTCTCGCAAGCAGCGCCACCATGGCCGCCACCGATCCTATGTCGGTAGGCACCAGCGCCACTAACTACATCAATTCAAATGGTGAGTTGATGCTGTACGGCATCATCGGCGATTGGTGGGAAGGCAACGATGCGTTGTCGGTTGTCTCGCAGTTAGAGTATGCCAACCCCACCGGTGACCTGCATGTGCGCATTCACAGCGATGGCGGCAACATATTAGAAGGCTTGGCCATCTATAACGCGCTGAAGATGAGCGATCGCCGTGTGGTGGTGACCATTGACGGAATGGCGTTATCCATTGCCAGCTTGATTGCCTTGGCCGGTGATGAAGTACGTATGCCCCGCAACGCTTTCCAGTTTTTGCACATGGCCCAGAACACCGTGCAGGGAAACGCTGAAGATTTAAAAGCCGCGGCAGATACCCTGGATATGTTTACCCAGCAAGCCGCGTCTGTTTATGCCGAGCACACCAATTTAAGCGAAGAAGAAGCGCTGGCCATGATGAAGGCCAATACCTGGCTGAATGCCGAAGCGTGCCTTGAACATGGTTTGATCGATACCATTTTGGATCCAGTGGAAGCCGTTGCTCACCACATGGACCTTGGCGAAAAAGAATTACCCCAGGGCGTTTTTGCCCTAATGCAATTACCCATAACCGCCGCGCCTGCGGCATCAACTGAAGAACCTCCAGAGGAAATACCCGTGAAGACAGCACAAATGTCAGCAGGCCAGCATTCGGCCACCCCAGCAGCTACTCCAGCCGCCGGTGACAACCTAGTAACCGATCCAGCCGCCGAAGCCGCCATGCGTGAAGCCGGCATCACCGCCGAGCGTGGCCGCCAAACCGAACTGCGCTCCCTGGCATCGATGCACAAAGTTGCTGGCGCCGTGATGCAGCAGTGGATTGACGATGGCACCACCATCGAAGCGGCCCGCACCGCAACGCTCAAGCTAAACGAGCAGACGGATAAAGATAATATTCCTGCAGGCCGTGCCGCCGTTGTCACCAACGATGGCCGCGCGCAAATGTCTGCCGATGTATCGGCTGCCATCTTGCACCGCTGCGCCCCAGGTGCAAACGTCATTGAAGGCTCCAACGAATTTGCGCACATGAGTTTGATCGATGTGTCGCGTCAAATTCTCATGCATAACAGTGTGTCCACCGCTGGCATGTCACCGCATCAAATTGCGGCGGCGGTATTGCATTCCACGTCTGACCTGCCCAGCATCTTTGCCGATGTGGCCAACAATGAATTGGCTCGCGGCTATCAAGCTCGCCAGCGTTCATTCACCCAAATTGCCTCGCGCCGCAACATGCGCAACTTCAATAAACAGAACATTACACGCATGAGTGATGCGCCTGGTCTACTTGGTAAAGGCGAAAATGGTGAATACAAGCTGGGCCACTTAAAGGACAGCAAAGAGACCATCACTTTGCAGACCAAGGGCCGCATCATTCGCATCTCTCGCGAGATGATCATCAACGATGATATGGATGCCTTCAGCCGCCTGCCCATGATGATGGGTGCTCAGGGCGCCTTAAACGAAAACCGTATGGTTTATGGGTTGTTAACCGATAACCCAAAAATGGGCGAAGACAACAAGGCTTTGTTCCATGCCGATCACAAGAACCTAATCACCGGCGCAGCATCGTTTGATGTGGCCCTGCTTAGCCAAATGCGCAAGCTGTTGCGTTTGCAGAAGTCCTTCGCGGCCCAAGGCGAAACCGGTTATGCACTCAATACCCCGCTGGGCACTGTGGTGGTACCGGCTTCCCTTGAAACCGATGCGCAGAAGATTGTGGCCAGTATTGTGGCGGCCTCTGCCGGCAACGTGAATCCGTTCACGGGCTTAAACATCATTGCCGAAGCCGAGCTGGATGCGGCTTCTGCTGTGGCCAGTTACGGTATTGGTGATCCTAACCTGGTAGACGGTTTGATTTACGGCTATCTGGAAGGCGAAGAGGGTGTCTACATTGATTCCCAGATCGACTTCAAGTCGGATGCGCTGGACCTTAAAGTGCGCCATGACTTCGCGGCCAGTGTTGCGGACTTCCGTGGTTTGGTTAAGCACGTTGGCGCCTAACCGCGCAAACCTAACCCGTTAAATAAAACCTCCACTACGGAGGTTTTTTATGCCCGATATTTTTGGAGATAAAAAATCATGGCAACGAACAAAATTCAAGACGGCAAGATCATTGCCGTAGTCGCCGGCGGTGCCGTTGTTTCTGGCGAGTTGAAAGAAGTAGGCAAGTTGGTGGGTGTTGCCCTTAACTCTGCCGAGACTGACGAAACTTACCAGTTGGATACCGAAGGCGTTTATGAAGTACCCAAAACCTCTGCCTTGGCATTGGCCCAGGGCGCAGTGGTGTATTCCAACGGTTCAGGTGGTGTGAATGCCACGGCTTCAGGTGCAATGATTGGTCATGTTGTGGAAGCAGTGACCAACCCATCGGCCACGGTTAAAGTTCGCCTGCAGTCTGGCGCGTAAGCGGTGAACCCCCATGCCGAATTGGCAGCCAATACAGTTCTGGTCCTTCAGGGCCAGGATTGTGTTGTTTCGCCCCTGACCGGTGGCGAGTCGTCCATCGATCGCTGTATCGCCAAACCGTCACTAGACCCGAGTGCCGGCGGCAAGATTAAAACAGATCAATTCGATATCTCGATCCATCACCTGCAAAAATTAAAACAAGGTGACCAGGTTGATTTACTGGATGCCGATGGTGTTGTGGAATTGTCCATCGTGATCAGTGTTCAGGTGGCCCTGTTGGGTGCCTTGCGCATTTATATTGGCCAGGTGTTATGAGTTTTAGCGGCAACGCCAAACAGCTTGATCAGCAGCTTGATAAAGTATTCAAGCAGCTTGGCGGCAAACAGGTGCGCCATGCTCATGCTAAGGCATTAACTACAACCGCCCGCGAAGTGAAGCCGGTGGCGCTGCGTAAATCCGCTGCGAAATTATCAATATCACAAAAGCATTTGCGGCCCCGTGTGAAAGTACGTGGCGCCAAAGTAAAAAACATGACCGCCAGTATCTGGGGTGGTTTGGCACCGATACCGCTCATTAAGTTAAGAGCCAAAACGGTACCCGGGGGAGTGGCCGCCGGTAAATATTTATTACCAGGGGCGTTTATTGCCACCGCCACCGATAACCCCAAACAAAACCGCCGTGGCCGTAAGACTCCATCCAAGAATCTGGTGGGTAAAGCCCAGGTGTTTATGCGTGAAGGTAAAGGGGCATACCCTTTAAAAGCCCAAGGGGTGAATGTGGAGCGGGTATTGAAACCGCAAACCAAACTAGCCACCCATCGTGCCATGCGCCACAACATGCGCATTAATCTGTTGCGTGAATACAAACAAAAAGTTTTAAAGAATTTAGGTAAATAACATGGCCACCCGTACCGCAATACGCGAAGCCATCGCGATATTAATTGAACCGTTTTTTACCAAGACCTACGCCTACCGTGAAGATGGTGTGGAAGTGTCTGACTTGCCCTGTGCTTTTGTGACCATTGAAGCCGGCGACAGCGAAGAAGACTTCGACAAGGAAGCCATCACCGATGGCGCCCTCACCATAGAGCTGGTGTATCGCGGTGCCGGCAACCGTGAAGCGGCCCTGGACCTGATGGCCAAAAAGATCAATGACGAATTTAAAGAAGATGAAACCCTTAACGGGTTAGTCGAGGGCATCAAACGCGGCGGTTTTGCGTATGACCCAGACCCCGAATCATTAATAACCACCTTGGCATTATCTTATGCCGTCACGTACGAAGACGAGGATTGACGCATGTCAAAACTAGGACATCAAATTGGCATTTATCGTTTTGATTCTGCCAGTGTAGAAACCGATAAATTTGAAAAGGTTGGGCGCCTGGTGGCGTTCAGTGGCTTGAAAGTTTCCAGTGAGGTGGTGGATTCTACAGAATATGCCGAAGATGCTGATGACTGGAATACCTTCGAGTACGCCATGAAGGACGGCGGTGAAGTAACCGCGGGCATTCGTTTTGTGGCGGGTAATGCTCAGGCCGATGCGCTGGAAACCGCGATTATGGACAGCACTCAAGAGCAAATTAAAATCCTGTTCCCAGCCGCTTATAACAAGCGTTTTATCCTGGACGTGTTAGTGACCAGCGTGGAATACAACACAGAAAAGGGTGGCATCAAAGAGCGCACCTTTACCTTGAAAATCACCGGCAAGCCTGATATCGGGCCGCTCGCATGATCGCTGCCATCCTAGGCACTTTGGTTAGGGTGGTGGTGCATGCCATCCCGACCTTGTTGGGCTTTGGTACCTTTATGGGTACCGATCGCCTGATGAAGTGGGCCAGCCATGAGCAGGTTGGCCCCTGGGTGATCACCGGCATGAATGCCTTGCAGCGTTCGCAGTTGATCGATGTAGCTAATGAGATATTGGGCCGTGACCACTCGCAAGAGCGCGAACTGGCTTTTATGAATCATAAGATGCAGATCATCGCCACCTGTGTGCGCGGTCGGTTTGGTTACATATTGTTTGACCCAGCCAACCCCTATCACCTGGAAAAATTATCCCGCTATCCCAATGAACTGTTGGAAAAAGTCTTTGTGACCGCGTGCAAATTATCCGGGCTGGAATATCTCACCCCCACCATGGATGAACTGGCCCCAGGTGAAACCAAGCTCACCCAAGAAGAAAATGCAGACCTTAATGGGCATCTGGTCCAGGAAGACGATGGCTTGGACTGGCCCGAAGATGATGAGGCAGCCAACCCAAACCCCTAGCAGGCCAGCGCGCCCGATTATTTGCCCTGCGTCTGGCGACCCAATTAGGCGAGGTTAACATCGATGCGATGCTGACCAGCCTAACCGGTTTGCAGATGCTTGAGTGGGAATATTACTACCAGGTAGAGCCTTTCGGTGCTGAAGTTGAAGAGCTCCGATTTGGCAATATCTGCGCGACGCTGGCCAACATTAACCGCGATTCAAAAACCAAAGTATTTACCCCATACGACTTTTTTGTCGCTTACATAAAAGCCAAGCCAGAGTCTCAATCTGTTGACGATTTAATGGCCGCAATCGAAGGAGCCTTCAGTGGCAGCTAGCGTTTACGATTTTACAATGCGTTTGAAAGGTCAAAACAGCAGTTATGACCAGAGCATTAAAAAATCAGCGGCCAACAATAAGCACTTCACCAATTCGGCCCTGGGTGTCAGCAAAGGTTTAACCGCCGTTAACGGCCCGTTAAATGGCATCACCGGTCGTTTTACTGCGTTAAGCAGTTTGGCCACCGGTACCGCCGGCAAGGTTGCTTTAGTGGGTGCTGCGTTTGCTGCAGCAGGTCTGGCGGCGGCATCGAGCTTGAAGGAATATTCAGGCTATGAGGTGCACCAGTTAAAAACCGCGCAGCTGTTAGAGGCAACCGGTTTCGCAGCAGGCCTGAGCGCCCAGGCATTAACCGACAATGCCCATGCGGTGGCGTTGGCTACCCTGGCCAGTGTTGGTGGTATTCAGGAAGCCCAGGGGGTTTTACTGACCTTTAAATCAATACAGGGTGACACTTTCAGAGAGGCCATTGTATTGGCCCAGGACATGGCTGCCGTTTTTGGTGGCACCGCCAGTGACAAGGCCACCCAGTTGGGTAAAGCCCTGGAAGACCCGGTGCGGGGATTAACCGCCCTTAAAAAGTCTGGTGTGTCGGCCACGCAAAGCCAAAAGGATTTAATTAAACAGCTGGTAGATAGCGGTGATGCCGCCGAGGCGCAGCGCGTTATCTTGGGCATGTTACGTGACCAGGTAGGCGGTGCTGGTGCGGCGCAAGCCGGTGGTTTAGCGGGCAGTGTGGATACCCTTGGCCAGCGTTGGGATGAATTGCAGATTAAATGGGCCGCCTCTTCTGGCAGTGCCAAAGCGGTAACCGGTTGGATAAATTCTTTAGCCACCGCCTTTTATAATTTAGGCGAAGCCATCGACCCTAGTGTGGATACGCTGGAGAAAAAGCTTAAAAACCTAGAGCAGCTACTGGCTGATAATAAAGCCGATCGTGCCGCCAATACCGGCATCATGAGTATTTTTGCTTATTCGGAAGAAAGCACCGAGCGTCTAACCAAAGAAGTCGAGCAGGCCCGACAGCGTTTATTAGTCGCTAAGGCCTATGCGGGTGATATGGATGCGGTAAGCAAGAGTATTGCTACCACCAAGGCGAATTTAGCAGGCATCGCATCCAACCCAGTTGGCCCAGGTGATTATAAAGCCAATGGCACACTGAGCGATCAACGCAATGAAGGCATGCAAACCCAGCAATTAACCGACTTGCTGGCGCTTCAAAAACAGATTAACC